CTTTTGAAAATTCTCTTTCGTTTCAGGAACATTAAAGCAAATAATCGCCCATGCTTTATTAGTGATACCTTTTGGTTTAGGATACACTTGCACATTCACAGATGGCTTAAATGAGATGAGACTTTTAGATCTCACTAACCCTTTTTGAAGGGCATCGCAGAACGATTCCTCAACTTTTCTAGCTGAGACATCACGAACTCCCGCATTAGTAACTTTAGACAGCTCCTCTTTACTAAGAGACAATACTGTTTTTGCCACTTTAACTTGGGCCTTTGACGTCGTCGCTTGCCCCATGTTGATATCAGCTTTAATTCCATCGTCTGAAAAACGAGTAATTAAATCAGTTTTAGCTCTTACGAGTTTAGGCCGAATTACTTGATTTTTAGTCTTCGGTTTCTCTGTTTCAACAGGGATTTGTTGATTAACCTTAGGTTGTTCAACTATTACCTCCTTTGGGGGGTTTCTGAGTTTTTCAATAATCTCATCTTTTTTCGCATTTTCTGCGATGAGCACATTAATTTGTGCTTGCATTGCTGCAATTTGTGCAGTTAATTGTTGAATTGCATCAACAACTGTAGTTTCAGGTGTTGCTGGAGTCAGTTGTACAACTGGTTCAACAACAGGTACTTCATTCTTAACAGAATCCATATTTGTTTTATTTTCGTCAATCTGGTTGACTTCGAGTTTTACCTCGGATGTTGTTGGAGTCAGTTGTACAACTGGTTCAACAACGGGTACTTCATCTTTAACAGAATCCATGTTTGTTTTATTTTTGTCAATCTGGTTGACTTCGAGTTTTACCTCAGGAATGTCGATTTCTTCAACTTTACAAACTTTTGATTTGTTTTTACGAGATCGCTCTCGCTTCAACTGTTTAGTTGATGAAGTTACTGGTTCAGCATCTTTAAGAAAATCTGAACGTTGTAACTTTGTCTTACGAGAATTTGATTTTGTCACCGTAGCGATATTATCATCTTCATCATCAGAAACTGCTTTGAAAAAGCTATTTGTATATGGTTCACGCACATGTAAATCTGCGATTACCACATCGTTCGAAACATTATCGATATCCATTTTATTAAAATTTTTAGGAATCTTGTTCCCT